TTTGATTTTTCAACAAAATCTTTGTTTCTCCTATTTCTTCTCCTAAGTGACTTTAATTCTTTTATTATGGCATTTTCCCTTGACTTGCAATTTTTATTACAAAACCTTCTATCAGGTCTACCCCATTTAATATCTTTATTACAAAATCTATAGTTACAATTCATAATCTATTTATTAAAAGGTGGAAATGGCATTTTTCACAACATAATTATAATAAATGGACATAAAGACAATGTGAGTAATAATATATAATTTATAAAAAATAATTAAAAAAGATATGCCATTACCACATTTTACGAATATCTCAAACGTAGGTTCACCAGGTGGACCAGGTACGTCACCAGAGGAACCAGTATATACTAATTTGTTTGAAATAACATTTGTATTACCGACTCTATTACAAGCACAAGGTAGAAATACTTTATTGCTATTAGAAAACGCAACATCGATTGATGTAAACTTAACAGAAGCAATTGAAACTAAAGAACAAAGATTCAAGTATTCAACTAGAGCTTTTATGGCTGCTGGTCCTGCTAAGACAACTGTTGAATTCAAAATTAACTTTCAAGTTAATGTTAATCAAGGAGGTTCAATGGAAAACTGGAACTCATTAAAATCATGGTATGATTTAGTTTGGAATTCTCAAACTGGTTACTTACATTATAAAAGTGATATTATTGGAACTATTATTGTGAATCAACATGATAAAAAAGGATTTGTTCTTAGAAGGGTAACTTTCCAAAACTGTCAAATTAAATCAGTAGCTGGTATTTCTCTTAAATGGGAAGGAAATGATATCTGGTCATGTGATGCTGACTTCATAGCAGATTACTGGATTGATGAATACATTGATAATAACTTCTCTATTAATCCTCCACTTATTTCTGGATACTAATAGTAAATATTTAAATAAAAAAAGAGAGACAAATGTCTCTCTTTTTTTATTTTTTCATACCACTCATCATACTTGAAGCGTTTTTCATCATTGATCCAGGATTAAAGTTAGGCATTCCTGCTTGTTGTTTATCTTCATCCTTTTTCTTTTGTTTTTCTTCTTCGTCTATGATTTCATTAACTATTTTAATATTTTCTTCTAATAACCAATAAGGCCATTCATCCATTGAAACTTCTTGAGTATTAAAGTGTTTCTGTAAAAGTAACTTATTCTTTAATATATGCTTCAAAGGCATCATGAACAACGAAAATACCTGACGCTCCGTTGGGAAATGTCATTTCGCTGCGGACCTCCAAACCACAGCTACAAGTTTTCTTCAATTCTTTTAACCCAAATGTCATTTTACCAACAGCTGCGTTAAGAAATTGAAAAGAAATATCATCTATTCTTTCAAAATCTTGAAGTTTTGCTTTAATACCATCAATTGTGATAGAGGATCTACCATTCAACATAAATGGAATAATTTTTAAGAAAGCCAAATTAGGAGTTCTTTTTTCATTATTTTCTTTAATGATATAATCAGTAAATGATTTTTGAATACCAATACAAGGTGGTGAAATTTCATAATCTTTACCATTTTGAACTTTGAATTTAAATGATTTTGTTGATAAATCAAAAAATCTTTCTAATTTCTCATCAAATTCATGAAATACAAAATTATCTCTCTTCATTTCAATCTGCATATCATTACCACAAGAACATCTAGCATTAACAGCTAATGAATTACCTTGTTGAAATGTTAATTCTCTAATCATAAAGATTAGAAATAAACGGTCTTGGTCTTTAATTTCTAAAAATGAAGTAACCTTACCATCAGGATATTTTAGTCTAACACAAGATTGTAACATATCATTCATTTTTTCTACAATATCATAAAAGTTATTATCATCAACCATTGAGTATGATTGAATTTCTTTTACTTGTGCCGGTCTAACCATAACAACAGTACCAGTTGGATAATATTTACCACAAGGCATTTCTTTTATATCAAAGTTAAAGTAGTGTAGGTCAGCAGATTTAGCTGTCTCTACAGTAGGTTTAACAAATGGTGTATCTGAATTAGATTGTTGTTGATTATCAACGCTTTCTAAATGTTTTTTTAGATATTCTTCTTCTGACATATCTTTTTTATTATTATCACTCATAAAAATTATTATATTTTTTTTATATATTAAGCGGTCTGCTCTCTCTCTTATAGTATAATATTAGTAAAAGTTTAAACTTTATAAATCCACTTTTTATTACCAGCATTATATATTCTATAGTGTCCCAACTCCGACATTATCTCCTCTTCAGTTTTATTAACATCATATCCCATTTTTATCAATTTTTGCTTTCTCCAATTGAATCTATGTTCTCTTATGCCATCAATTACATACCAATATCCTGGTTTTGATGTATGTGAATATTCAAATCCTAATGTTTCATATAGATCACCATTTGAAATTAAATTATCTGAATATGTTTCCACTTGAATAGGATTATATTTAGTAATAAAATATTTCATCAGCTTAGAAGCCCCTCCAACAACACTAGTATTTATTTTATTACAAAATCTAGTTAATTCATAATGTTTATCTTTATTTCTATTCTTTTCATGTCTTTGTAAAGGCAGGCGTAGTTTAGAAAATGTCATCAGACTAATCAATTCATTATTGTTAAATAGTCCAATTCTTATAGATGACTTACAATCTCCTTGTAAATGATTACTGTCTAAAAATTCTTTTGAATCATTATAAGATATTTCTTTTATTTCACATTTTCTGGCATATATTCTATTTGAAGTTTTTCGTAACTTATTTAAAACAAATGACTCACATATCTCTCTATTTGTTACCCAGTCATCTTCCCAGATTGTTATTAGACTCACATTATTCAAATTTGATAATTCATATTTCTTCAAATGATAATTTTCATTTTTAAATTTCTCAGAATGCCACCAAACACCATTAAACTCAAATCCTATTTTTAATTCTGGTAAATAAATATCTATTTCATGTGGATTAATTATATTTTTACAATCTAATAAAACTTCACCACTATAGTTATTAGTAATGAAATTATATAATTCTATTTGTGAAATAGACGCATTTTCGGATATAGGGAAACAATTTGTACATATATTTACTCCACTATTTGTTCTATAATAAAACTGATATGTTAATATATCAAACTCATTAGAACATTCAAAACAATTAAATACCAAACTAGTTGATATTCCTTTTTTAAATCCTATAAATTTAAATTTTGTAATATCAATTTTACTTACTATTCTACTTCTATAAGAAGCATAGAAAAAATCTATTGTTTTTTTATGTACATCTTTATTCATCCATGGATGTTCAACACCATATTTCTCCAATGATGTATTTCTATATGTCTCTTTGTAGTTACTTAGTTTAAACGATTCTATTCTTTTCTCCAAGAGTTCTTTTGATTCACTTGGATTACTAACTCCGTAATTTTTTAATAAAGTATTCTTAGATTTATTCTGTGTTTCTATAAGACACATAGCAGAGTTGTGTCCATATTTTTCTTGATTAGTTTTACTAGACTTGTCCTTAACCACTTTAGATTGAGCGGGTGATTTTGTTCCAAACTTTTTCAAAGATTTTTCCTCTTTCGTCTTAATCATATTTGGATCAGATGATACACATCTTCTACTACAATAATCAAGATATCCAATTGTTGAATTTTTAAAATTTACACTGTTTTTACAATTTATATTTTTACAAACAGGTATACTTTCTAAATTATTTAGAGTTAAATAAACTTTTTCTTTAAATGATATGTTTAATAAATTATTATCATCACAATAATCCACTATATAATCATATTCCTCTTTATAGTTTTTAAGAATAAATGATTCCTTTGACATACGCCCGGAAGAATCTGGTATATTAAATACTTCTAAATTCATATTACATATTGTTTAACATATATATTAAATACACCTATCTTTGTTTAACAAAAAAACCCAGATATTTCTATCTGGGTTTTTTAAGTATTTAATTATTATCCGTTAATGAATCCACCTGCACTGATTGCTCCAGTTCTAAGTATTGTAATGTTATTTACAATGATACCCATACCCTTAATTGGTTCAACATAAGTGTCAAGAACACCAATTTGATTATCAATAACATCAGGAGTGTTGTTTTCTTCATCAATTTTATTGAAGTAGTTGTATAAACCATTTCTACTTACATAAGTTTCACAGATAACATCTGCTCTAAGTTTAATTTCTGCTCTAATATCAGCTGTATTAAATTTCCATTGGAAGTCTAATAACATTCTTGATAATTCTCTTTCAAGTTCAATTAACACCTCTCTAACATGAATGTAAGAAAGAGCTGATTTATAAAGTGTTTGAGCTGTATTTTCAGTCTCAATAACATAACCTCTATTTCTCTTGAACACAATTGGATTCATTTGAGCTTGATTTATAAATTCAATATCAGATGGTGTGAAATCCATTTCAAGACCAGCGATATTAGTGATTCTACCATTAGTAACACCAGCAGCAATAGTCCAAGGAGTTATTGCTGAACTATTAGATAGTTTTTTTCTCATATAAGTTGTAGCAGCGAACATAGCTGGTGGAACTTCAACTGGTCTACCATTATCATTATTAATCACATAAGGCATAAAGTAACCTACACAAGTTGTACCAAGACCATCACCAAATGTGTAAAGAAAAGCTGGACTTGATTCAGGATCACCACCTTTAGAAACATATTCTAACTGAAGGACTCCTTCTGTATTAACAAATGTTGGAGAAGTTGAATTTTTGAATGATCTCATTGAAGGCATATTGATGAAACCAAATGCATCTAATCTATCACCACAAATATCAACTAATTGTTGTTTAGATCTTTCAGTTAATCCTAATCCAAATGAATCTATTAAATATCTAAAGTCAATTGCTTCTTTATTTGTAGCTGCTTTGAACAATGGTGTTCCTTTAGCTAACAAGTTTAATATAGCATTTTGTCTAGTTTCTGTTCCATCAGGTAAAGAATCTTGTCTAACTCTAAATCCTTTAAGAGATAAAGCTTTATAAGTAGATATATAATCATCCATTGAAGTATATCTAAATGTTTGATAATCACCACTAAAGTTATAAGTAGCAATTCTAGTATCGCAAGTAAGTTCTACTAATGAAGTATCAGCAGCGTATTGTCTCTTTGTTAAAATTCTTGTTAATTTCTTAGGAACTTGACCAACTTGTAATAAAGTAGAATCATAATATGCTTCTAAGAAATCACCAGCTCTAACCTCAGTATATCTAGCACCGTTGATAAGAATTTTGTTTGGTACTTGAGTGTAACCAGCAGGTATTTCAATTTCAATAGATTGTTTATAATTACTAATTAAAGATTGTATAAATATTGTTTGATTAGTATTAACATTAATTGGTTCAGAGCTTACTAATAAAGAATCTGTAAACTTAATATTTAAGTTATTAAGACCATCTAAGTATGTTTTTAAGTAATGTTTAGTAATATAATCATAAACAACTGGAACATCAACTAAACTCTCAACAACAACATTCTCATTAACCTTGTAAGCCCAATGATATGCACCATATCCTAAAGTTGTAGCTAAAGCAATAGCTACAGAAGAACCACCAGATTTAATTGTAAATGTTCCTTTATTACTTGTAGATGAAGGAACTAATATTATATCATTAACATCTAAATTTGCTAATAATGAACTACCGAATCCAGAAGCTGTAGCAGAGTCTGTAAAAACAATATAATCATTTCCAATTACAGAAGCTGTCATAGAAGGAGAATCTTCACCAGAAACGAAAATAATATCAGGTAATCCATAACCAGGATTACCATTCTCATCTAATTTATCTTCTACTAAATTACTCCATAAGTAATCTTCTGAATTAATTTTACCAGCGTAATAATCAGTGTAAAAAGTAGAGAACTTAGCAACAACACCAGTAGATGCCGTTCCTGAAACTGTAGCAACTTCATCTTTAGTTTCCATTTCATATTCATTTGGAATAAACTCATCATCAATATTGAAGAATAATAAATATCCATTATTAACAACATCCGAAATATCAACACTTTCTAATCCAGTATTGATAACAAATGATTTGTTTAGTAAACTACTTGTAATAACCGAACTAACACTCATACTAGATAATGGCTTTTTAGTCATTGTAGTAGAATCTATAACCATTGTCATTTTATCCTTAGATGATCCATCTAAAGCATCTGTCAATTTATTAAACATTTTAATTTTTCTATATTGTTCATAGTTTTTAGTACTTGGTGTAGAAGCTGTATTTAAAAATTCAACTGAAATAACACCAGTAGAAGTCTCAGTAACTGTATAATCAGTTGAAGAGTCTAAATTAACATAACCTGAATTATCAATAGAAACAGGATTATATACTACACTACTAGTAGCAATAATTTGATTTGTAACATTAAAGTCTATGTAACCTAAAACTATATCACTTGTTGCAACAACTGGATTATCAGAAGTTAAAACATTATCAACCATTGATACATTACCAGTAGAATCAACAACAAAAGCAACTGTAAAAGAAGCTGTAGTTCCAGAATTTGGATAACTTGTTCCTGATATACTAAATGTTGATGATATAGATGTTGTAGCACCAGATACACCAGAAAGTTGAACATACTCACCACCAACAACAGCATAAGCATCAGTATATGTAACAAGGTCTGAATCAAATGCGATTGAAATAGATTGAGTAGTAGAAACAGGATTGTTTGATACTAAGTTAAAAATATAGTCTTCTGAAAACCAACCTGTTCTATTTCCATTAAAATTTGGACCATCAATAGTAGGTGTGTTAGAACCATCACTTCTTGAGTGATAATTAGCTCTAGCACCATCATATAAACCACTCAACGATAATACGTTACCTGGTCTATCTAAAATAACATTAGAATACTCAACTGATTGACTGATAGTTTCTTTATAAGAAAGATATTCAATTTCAACAGCATCTTCTCCAACAATACCATTACCAATAAGGTCAATTAATCCGTTTGGATAATCACCCTCAAGTAATTCAGAATTGAATGCGCAAAAGATACCAGTTTTGTCTGTATCTCTATTGATTGTAGTTTCAATAAATATATTTCTACCATTAGAATCTCTAAAATATGGAATTAAGGAAAGTCCTTCATAATAAGATAAAAGAGTAACATTTCTGTCATTGGCAAAATTACTAAGTTGTTCTTTTCTTAAACCATCTGAGTTAAAGTAAGCACCCCATCTACTATCAATAGATAAATCTTGGTAATTTGACCAATCACCACCAACAATAACAACATCAACTAAATAATCAGATGCGTAATCTGTAGCATTAACATAAAGTGGTAATTTCTCTTGAGAACCATACCAATCAAGTAAAGTTCTATCAAATCCTCTAAGACTAGATTTAACAATAAAAACTGTAGTATATCTATCAGATAAGTTAGTAATACTCATTACTCTATCACTATAACCAAGATTACTCTTAGTTAAGTTAATAAATGACTCAGTGTCTCTTTTCCAGAAACCTGTAGTATCAAAAAATCTTCTATAAGCTCCTAATCTCTCCACATCATTAGTGTAGTTAGAAGCAGCTGATAAAGATTGATATTCTATTTGATCTAATGTATCATCTGTCAATAATAGATTAACTGCATAAACTGATGTTGATTCCAACATCTTAGCAACAGTTCTATGAAAGAAAGATCCCTTTCTCTCTAAGTTTCTATCTAATTGACCAAAGATTGATTCTAAATCATTAACATTCTTCAGTAATATAGGTGTGTTAACAGGACCTTTCTTAGATACTCCTATAACCATGTTAGTTAGTCCTTCTACAGTAGGTGAACTTATGATAGAATTGTCGAACTCCTCAATAAAGATACCCGGTCTTTTGTATTTTCCAATTTGAATTGCCATATTTATTCTTTTATTTTTGTTTTGTTTAGTATATATAAAATATTAAAAATCATATTTTTTCTATTTTTGACCTTTAGATAAAGTTTTTATATCATTTTCAACATCTTGAATATTTTTTGTCATTTTTTGTTTAAAATCAGCCTCTCTTTTATCAATATCTGTCTTTAATTTATTAATTTCAGATGTTGTTTCAGACTTTTTCCTATTTCTATCAGCAATTTGCTGATTTATTTTATCCTTTATATCTTTATTATCCGCAGTATTTGATGATGATGCTAATAAACTCTTATCAGCATTTATATCAGCCACATCACCTAATATTGAATTTTGTTTTTTCTCTACACTTTCTATATCATTCAAAATCATTTTATAATCATTAGCATACGTATTTACATTTTCAACACCTAATAATTCATCAACCTTCTTATTTCTTTCAACCGGATCTTTAATATCCTTATAAAGTCTATCTAAACCAGGCTTTAACTTAGATTCAAATTCTTCTATTTCATCAGTTTTGGAATTTAAACTTGTTTTAGCAATTTTTAGATTTGGAGCATCATTTGCCATAATCTCAATTTCTTCCAAAAAAAGCAAATATGATTTTAAGTGTATCATATTATATATATTAATAATTTTTTTGTAAAAAAGAAAATTATAACTTCCAATTAAAGCTTTCAAATGCTTTTATAAGATTACTCCAACCTATTACTACCTTATTCATAATAAATTTATTAACCTTATTGTGTGTAACTAGATTAACATATAAAATATGTTCTTTAGACTTAATATTTTCTTTTATTCTAGTCTTTATATCAGATTCAGTGTTTGATAATAATATTTGTAAAACATCATTTGATTTCTTTGCTAAATTTATAGAACCTATTTCATCATCATAGAAACAAACTTCATCATACTCTTCTATTTCTTCTGATGTAAACTTATCACCATCTGTCTTTAAACCTATTAGGTGTTGTAATAAGAGTCTAACTTTCTTATGTGATATATTATCCTCATTTCTGTTATAAAATGTCTCAGAGATGAAGTAATAGTTTTTAATAACTAATCCATTATCTTTTAATTTATCTTCAATCTTCTTTATTATAGATTCATAGTTTCTTTTGGTATTCTTAGAACAAATTAAATAAATATGATCATCTGAGTTCTTAACATGCATTATATTTTCAATATTAATATCATAATTAATATTTTCAATTAATTCTTTATTCATAAATTCTTGCATTGAAAAAGCCAATTTAGAAATATCAGATTTATTATTTTTACATTTAATCTTAATCTCATTCATTAAATCAGTTGGCATCCAATAGAAATTACCCGCAAAGTTTATTTTATTACCTTGATTTTTATAGACACCAGATTTAATCAAATTAAAATCAGATTGATTAATTCTTAATAAAGGTATATTAGGATTGGATTTATCCACAATCCAAACTTTATTATAAACTGTTAAAATACTATCTATATCGAAAAAATAAGCTCTCATTAATGTATATATTAAAAAGAAAACCCATCATTTTGTGATGGGTTTTTATTTTACTTTCTTATCATATCTCTACTTACTGCAAAGTTATACAGTATTGGTAGATTCAAGTATTTGTTAAAATTATCTCTTATATCTTTAAATTTTTTCGCCTTTCTAATTATATTAACTATTAACATTCCAAATTCTTCCTGAAAATCCAAATAGCAATCACACCAAGGTTTGTTATAATGTTCTAGTGTTCTCCACTCGGTATATCCACCTGTTAACCAAAATAAACATTTCTCAGGTGTTATTAAATCTATATTTATATTTTTTAGATCTTTTTCCCAAATCGAGTCAGTCCAATCAACTTTTCTCATTAAGATTGATATTGCTTCTGCAATATCTTCTGTAACTTCTGTACCAATTTCAAAAAAATACTCATTATTAGTAGATTTGTTGATTCTGACGATTTCATTTACATAATCATCATTTGATCTTTTTGATTCTAGAACAATTTTTTTCTTTTTCATACATTACTTTATTTTTTATATCATTAAAGATTATAATTTAATGTCATCTAACCATTTACCTTTAAAATTACCATTTTCAAATATTCCATTTTCCCATATGCCGTAAAAATTACCATTTTTAAAAATACCATAATACCAATCACCTGTTAGGTAATCACCACCATGCCATATTAATGTGTTGTGATTTATTTCAATGTTAGCGTTCTCAATTTCGGAGTCAATTAACCAAAAGAATTTTTCTTTTTCTAGGATTTCATTTATTTGAGAACTGTTTGTGTAAACCTTTCCGTTGAATTTTAGTTCGGAGTATCTCATATTATTTCAATTTGTTATTATAGTATATATTGAATTTTTAAACGCATAAAAACTTGACCTTGAAAATTATCAAAAAAATCAACATTGAAAAATAAAAATTTATTTAAAATAAAAAAACCAAGAATTTTCTTGGTTTTTTATAAAGTTGTAAAATATTAATTATAATTTAGAATCTGCTTCTTTTTTTAATTCTTCTTTTAGTATTTTAGTACGATCAACTTCTGATTTTAAGAGTAAGGAATCATCGTGTTTATTCTTTTCGCTTAGTACCCTCTTTTCAAAATCTACATTTTCTATTTTCTTCTCAACCTTATTTTCATCTATTTGCAATAGTTTAGCAGTAAATACATTATTTATTGTTCTTTTATTACCCCACTCAACATCAAACTCACTGAAGTATACATCACCACCCCAAGTTGCTGAACCGTCTTTATTAACATTAGCATAAACCATTTTTAGTTTACCACCACTAGCAGGTAGTTTATCAGGCATAAGAGCGTAATAAATAGATTTTTTATCACCTTCATCAATTGTCCAATCTAGTGGAATAGTATAACCAGGATATTTATCATCTTTATATGCGTTTACAATTAAAGGTCTGTTAAAAGTAAATTTAACTAACATTCTACCACTCTCCATTCTAATTGTTTGTATGAATATAAATTCATGATTTAGTTGCTTTTTAATCGGAATAGCATAAAATGATCCTGTTTTAAATTTAGTATCTTCACATTTCTTCCAAATAAGAGTTTTTGCTTCTTTATCATTTTTACTTATTGGTCTATCTACTCTAGTGGATACAGTAGATTCAATTTTATCTTCAGGAACCGACTGACCAAAATACTTTCTTAGTAATTTTCTCTTTTGTGTATCAAAATCAGCAATTGTTTCTTTATCTAACATTGCGTTAATAAAATCAAATAAAATTTGTCCTTGTGACTTTTTACCCTCACCAGTCGCATCGGCATCTTTATCCTCAGCTTCTTCTAAAATTAATTTAAAATCTGATAACTTTAAAACAACAGATTCTTTATTAAAAGTATCTTCAGCCCCAGCCACAATAAATTTGATGTTAGCTAAGATTTTTCTATATTTTTGGTCTTCTAAAATCTGCATAACACCATCAGTCCATTTACTTAAAATTGACTTAACCGCAAATGGTCCTTTAGGTTCATCAGGAGTACCACCACCACTACTTTTATTCAATGGTGTGTATTCTCTCATTGTTTTGTTAGAAACCTTACCACCAGTTCTACCAGAAGGAATGTAATCGGTATAATATAAATCATGTGCTCTACTAAAAACTCTAATTATTGCAATAATAGGATCTGGATTTTTAGAAAGATCTAAAACCAGATTTTTAGTTCCTTTACCACTCATTAGTTTATTTAACTTATCAACCTCATTCTGTGTAATACCACCTTTATATAAATCAGGAACTTTATCAAAAGATTCATTATATTCATCTTCTATTGTTCTTTTAGGCTCAGTAGTTGGTTGAGATTGTGTACCACCAGGTTGAGGAGTAATTTCCTCATATAATCCATATGTAAGAATATCTGAATTAAAATCAAATGATTCTTTTACTTTACTATCTTTTGGTGCCTCAGGAGAAACCTTTATTTTAGCACCAAGAGCCTTTAAGTATTTTGTTAACTCCTCTATTGTTTTCTTAGCCTTAATATTAGATGAGTCTTTCTTTAGTACTTTTTTATTAAGTTCTAATTTATCGGTGAAATCTTTAATCTTCATTTCCTTAGTATATAATTTACTAATAAAAATTTGTTTATTACTATCTTTAGATCTTATACCAGTAGTTTTAAATTGTTTTTGTATTGGATCGAAAGCTGGTTCAGAAATAACAGTATCCAAAGCTTGATGAACAAGTAACTCATCTCCATCTACTTCAGCTTTTATTCCTCTACTTTTAGTAAATAAATAATCTATATCAACAGATGTTAAAGATGACGCTTGTTTAATAAAGGCTAATCCTGATTTATCAGATATTGCACTTTCAGGACTATCAAATTCTTTATCCTTACAAGCCTTAGCTAGTTTTATTAATCTTAAGATTCTATCTCTAGTTGTAGCACCAGCTGGATCTTGTAATTTAGGAGGAGAAGATTGAGTACCAGATGTTGTAGTAGCAACACCTGTTTCTTTTTTATCAACTGTGGTCAATCCTGTTTCTTGTCCAGTTCCTTGTCCAGCGGGTAAAGCTTTTTGACTATTTTGTTCCGGTACGTTTGATTTTGGCAACTTGGACTTAGCAGCATTTAACTCATTCTCCATTGTTTTTCTATTAGGATCATTCTTATCCATCTTCTTAAGATCTTCCTCTCTTTTAGCAACATTAGCTTCTAGCTTTTTAGGATCTATCTTTTCTAAAATAAACTCATCAAATCTAATTACATCTTCATTTATAAGATTAACATCAAATAAAAATTCATAACTAGCATTAACTCTAGATAAGGAGTTAACTAAATTTCCAAAATTAACTCTAAAATTAGATCTTGCTTGAACATTTGAGGATGAGGTAGTAGAATCAACAGTCATTTTTCTTAAATTATCAATAAAAATAGAAATATTATCAAGTAAAGCATCCTTAGACATTCCAGCCTTTTTTAAGTCCTCATCATCCATGTCTTTATCTATTGTGTTATAGACTTCAAATAGTAATCCAGTACTAATGACATTTTTCCACATTCCACCGTCTTGTTTAGCTGGATCCCATAGATCTAAGTGACCTCCAAGTAGGTTATCTAATTTCTTTTCATCTTCAATATCATCAGTACATGTTTTTTGAATTTCATCAAATAAAGATTTAATTAATAGAGTATTATATTCTTTTTTAGTATCTCTTGAAAGAGAAGCTGATATAATACCATCTAATTCTCTTTTAAATGCTTCTAATAAGTTTGCAACTTTTGTTTGATTATATCCAATTTTGGCTTTTCTAACACCAGAGTTTATTAATCTACCAAGTAAAGAATCTCCCCAAAGAGTAGTATTAGTTAAAGCTTCTTCATTTATAATTATATTAGATTGTTTATAAGGAACAATACCACTGTGTAAATTTAACTTGTCTTTTCTATTTGATTTATTCATAAAAAAAATAATAACTTTTTTGTATATATTATTTTTTTATTCTACAAATATTTATTATATTTACATATTATAATATATAAACTAAAAATATTAAAATAAATTTGGTTTTAATGAAAAAAGTTAGTATATTTGTATATAATTAAACTACTAATAAAAATAAATATTATGAGCTATAACCCACACGATTGTTTTATGATTGACTTAACTCAATTCTCTTCTGAAAAAGAAATAGCTAAGTTTTTAGTTGATATGAAGTTAGACTTCAATCCAAAAGAACTTAATGCTACTAATCTATGGCAATCTATAAAAGGTGAGTTTACTACTGGACCAATGACTAAAATTTGGTTAAATAGAAAAAATCTTAACTGGTTTGCTTACCAAGATAATGAAGGTCAAAAATTCGCTGTTGAATATCTTTCTTTTTTAAGTAGCATGCAGTCTATTCAACCAGGTGACTTATCACCAATGGATAAAGATAATGATGAGATTTTTTCAGATGAAGTTACTGATTTTAATATTGATTCAATTCTTGATAAAATTAACGCATCTGGATTCAATTCTTTAACAAAAAAAGAAGTAGAATTTCTTGAAAAAAGAGCAAAATAAAAAAAGAGAAGTTTTTACTTCTCTTTTTTTATATTTTTACCAAGTCCAGCTTCTAAACTTACCTCTACCTTTAGTGTTTGTATTCAAACCACCTCTAGCATCTCCTTTAGTATTTTTATTTACTAGGTCATAAATCTCCTTAGCCTTATCAAATATTTTCTTACCAACTTGTTGAGAACAATCTAATTGTGTCATTTTCTCATCATCTCCTGGATTTGGAGTTTTTAAGACTGGAAGTTTTAAACCTTGACTTGACTTAGATCTTCTTAGTCCAATAAAACCAGACCCACTCCCTTTATCAACAATCTTACTAATAACAATTCTGTAATCCATTTTTTGAATAGACGCTTGTATTATATCCACTCTATATTCTGTGTTAGCATCTGCTGGAAATATTTTACCAAAAATAACATAATTACTTTCTATAGGTTTTTGAACCATTGATTTTGAAAAATCTGTAGTCCCACTATAAGCTTTAGATTGAGCATTTAAATAGTTTAATACAATAACTGCTAAATCCTCATCATTTCCTGTTTTACCTATTTTATTTTTTAAACTAGAAACTCCTTTTGATATACCAGCTAATAGTTTTCCAAACTGACCTGCTAAACCGTGACCTCTTATTTCACCATATCCTTTACTATCTAATATGTCTTCATTAAATCTCTTTAAATGTTTCATTTTTGTAATTTGATTTTTATTATATATTAAAATCTAAATTAATCTTTTTTGTCTTTATTCATAGCAGCCTTAATTAAATCATTAAGTTTCCTGTTATCCATAACATCACCTAAATCATCATCTGGTGCGTTTTCTTTATTTTCGGTTTGAGCTCTTTGAACATCTGGACTTTCAATATCATTAAGACCTAAATCTTTTCTTAAGCCTTTATAAAATTTTTCAAGTTCAGTTCTTTGAGTTGATGAAAACTTAGAGTTTTCTCTAATTTGACCAATAGTCTGATTAACAACCTCATGCATTCTAGCTGAGTTATCACCATTATCAATCTGTCTTAATTGTGAAAGAAAGTTTTTACGAGTCATTTTAGACAAGAATATAGACTCAGCATAAACTAAGGCATCTTCTCTCATTTTTGTTTTAATATATGAATGTTCTTTTAATTGAGGAACATCACTTAAATATAAATCTACTAGTGATTCCAATACCTGCATAGATTGCTGAGCAGCAACTGTCATATCTGAATCATAATCATATATTTCTATCTCTCCTAAATCTGGTAAATCCTCAGGTTTAGCAAGGTGTTTAGATATATCAAACTCACCATTTTCGGACTGAATCTGATCAAACTCATCCTGTAGTCTATTTCTTTCATTTTCTGTTTTTGACATAGAACCGCGGTTTTTTACAATATATATTAAAAAGAAATAGTTCCTTAAAATGGCAGTTGAACAAAAAGAAAGACAAATGATATTCACAACTAAGTTGGTTGATGAATCAACTGATAAAATAAATGATGGTATAGTTATCAAGAGATACCAAAATCCTTGGTTGAAATCAGAAATTGGTTTAAGAAGATCAGGTGTTTCATTTAAAATGACAGCTGATGAACAATCAGAGTATATTAAATGTGCACTGGATGTTCATTACTTCACCGAAAAATATTCTAAAGTTAAGACAGAGGATGGATCAATCAATAATATAAAATTAAGAGAGTATCAAAAAGAAATGCTTAATAGTTTTGTTAACAATAGATTTAGTATTTTAATGGCCTCTCGTCAGGTAGGTAAGACTATCTCATCTTCTATCTTTATGTTACATACTATTTTATTTAGCAATGATAAAAATATAATGATTGTTGCCAACAAAGGGGATACCGCTGTAGAGATTGTTGATAAGATTAAATCAATTTACTCTTTATTGCCTTACTTCTTGAAGCCGGGTATTAAAACATGGAATCAAAAGTCATTAACATTTGAGAACGGATGTAGAATTAAAACATCAGCTAGAACAAAGACTCCAGCCATTGGTTTTACAATTGACGTACTTTATTTAGATGAGTTTGCACATATTCCATCAAATATCATTGAACCATACTATACGGCTGCATTTCCGACGGTTTCTGCCGTTCAAAATTCAAAGATTATTATTACATCTACTCCAAATGGTATGAATTTATTTCATAAATTATTGATGGATGCTGAAAGACCAGAGGGTGATCCACAAAAGAATAACTACAAAGCGATGAGAGTTTATTGGTATCAAGTACCAGGTAGATTTGCAACATATATTAGATTAAATGCACATAAGTTACATGAATACGGAGTTACCAAAGAAGATATATTCAAATTAATGTCTGATACTTGGAGTGATGTTACAAAGATAGAAATGAAATACATATTAGATAATATGAAAGATGTTATCTATGTTTATAATAATGACAAGTGTTCTGATGAAGAAGTAAAATCTATGACATTCATTGATAAAAAAGGACATGAGGTACCAATAAGAGCCATCTCGGAGATGACTACTTGGAAAGAAGAAGCTATAAAAGATATTGGTGGAGAAGATGCTTTTAATCAAGAGTATGGACTAAGATTTATTAACTCAAGTAAATCATTATTAAATGAAAGTATAATAGAAGAGTTATTAAAAGGTAAAAGAAATTATGTATTTGAACCAATATCAGAATTTGACCAAAAGTTGAAATTTAGTTATGAAGGACTTAAATGGATAGATGATGATAATGTGTTTTTATCTCTCAAAAGAAAAGACTATAAGATTGTTATGTCGGTGGATATATCAGAAGGATTAGGCCAAGATTATTCTATTATAAATATATTCAGAGTATCTGAAAAGCCTATTGATTTAATTGAGGTTCAAAAGCAATCATATAAATCAATAACTGATTTCTTTAGATTAGAACAAATTGGATTATTTAGAAGTAATTTAATATCTGTTAAGCAACTAGCTGAGTTACTTTATATGTTAGTTTTCGAATATCTTAATCCTGAGAATATTAAAGTTGTAGTAGAGTTAAATAACTATGGTAATACTCTTTTTGCTGAGCTACCACATGTGTTTGATGGAAATAATGATTATGGATCATCAGTATTTGTAAGATATAAACATAGAGCCGATTCAACAGAAGAGAAGGTTGGATTAAAAGTTGGAGAGAACAAGAATATGATGGTCAAAGATTACCAAGACCTTATGCAAAGTAGAGGATTTATAATATCAAATGAAGATAATATTAGAGAAATAACAACATTTGTCAAACACACCACTTCAGCGGGTAATACTAGATATGCGGCTGATGTTGGACACGATGATACAGTCATGACTATTGTGAACTCAACTTCAATATTTGCTAAAAATGAATTCAAAGAAATGGTTGAAGATTGGGGAAATCATTTTTCAGATAAAGAATTTATGAATTATGTAAATCAGTGTTTAAAAAACTTAGACTTTGTTCAGTCTGTGGATTACAGTCAAGTTTTAAAAATAAGAAAACAAAACATGAACAGGTATAAAAATAATTCAGATGGTGGAATAAATTGGTTTGGTATTAATAAGAATTAAAAAACCCTCAATTGAGGGTTTTTTTAGTTATTTACTTCCATAGTAACTGATAATCCAGCACTTTGAAGTTTATTTTTCATTTCAGAGATTGTCTCAAGGTCACCATATTTAACATCACACTTACCGTTAAAGTGAACGATCTGAGCACATTGTGAAGCTTGCTCATGGTCATGTTTACACACTTTAATTAAACAAGTAATAACCCAATCAAATGAATTATGATCATCATTGTGTAAAGTCAAACGGTAAGGCTTAGAAAGTATTTGGTCTGCCTTAGTCTTTGTTTGTTTTTTTGTAATTGTTGCCATATTTTTTATTAATTTTTAGTATATATTATATTTATTTATTTTCAAATGTTTTAATTTCCTTATTAATCACATCTACAATAGCAACATCAAATGGTTGCCCAGTTGCCCATTGTTCAAATTTAAAAAGATGTTCTTGACGATCATCATACATAATCATTTCAGTTGCTCCAATTTCTTCAGTAAGAGTTTCAAATAATTTTGTTTTGAATCTAAATGTATCACCACCAGTATTTAAATAAATCTCATCAAAAGAAAGATTATTCTTAATTAAGATAGATTCTACTCTATTTCTCATATTATCCGCTTTGTCTAATCTACCAGTAGCTAAGATAACATAAGCCTCATCATCAGCGATTGATTCTAAGTATTTTTTATAGACCCAATCATTAACAGGTATATCAAATATATCAGTATCTAAACTTTCTTCTTTGCCCCACCAACCTCTATATGGCCAAACCGTTCCAGTTTTTTCTAACCATATCTTTTCACCTTGTAAAGGGTCAGGTGTATGACACAGAGTACCGTCAAAGTCAAAACAAATTAGTTTTTTATACATTTATTTTATTATTTTAGAATTACAAATATATATATAATATACCGAAGTCGGATATTATTTTTTATATATACCTAAAAATTATCAAAATTTATGAAGTTTAACATTAAAAACACAATAATATTAGTATTATTAATTGTTGCGATATTATTCGGATACAAGTGGTTTATTGGAGGTGATAGTGCATCCAAAGAAAGAGTTAAGCAACTTGAAAAAGAATTTACTGAATTAGAGAATAAGAAAAAACTGGTTGATTTAGAAATAAACAAATGGAAATGTAAATTCGACACTCTTCAAAAAGAAGGAGATAGACTTAAACAAGAAAATATTAAATTAGAAGCGGAAACAAAGAAGGCTGAATCTGAGGCTAATAAATCTAAATCTAATTTAGATAAATTGAGAAATGAGATGACTGAAACTAAAAATAAAATTAAAAAGTTAGAGAAGAATCCTGTAAAAAGAACGGGAGATGACCTTTTACAATCTTTAAAAAATAAAACTAAATAATATGAAAGTATTTTTAATATTTTTATTAACATTAATAAGTATTAATGTTTATTCACAAATAGATTATCCAAAATATGAAGTAGATTCTCTTGGACAAAAAGTTATTGTTATGACTATTGAACAAGCACAATCTTTAGATAATAACTCAGAGATGTTATCATTATTTGAAAAATTAAATAGTCAAATAGGTAGTTATGATTCTGTTTGTGTAAAAGTAATAAATGACAAAGATGTGGTTATATCTTCTCAAAAATTACAAATATCTAAATTAAAAGAATCTTTAAACAATAAAGATGAACAAATAACTACTTTACAAAGTGAGATTAAACAACATGAAGTAAAAGAAAAGATTTTACAAGACCAAGTTGATAATAGACAAGAGGTTATTGGTGAAAAAGACAAGCAAATTAAGAAAATGAAACTTAAAATGATATTAGGAGGTGGAGTAGGAGCAGCTATAATAGGTGGTCTTTTATTTATAATTCTATTAGTACCATAAAGTGAAAAAAATGAGTTTTTAATCTTAATATATAAACTATAAAAAATAAATTGTAAAATGAAGCATATTAGAACATTTGAAAATTATCGTACTAAGAGTAAGAGAGAAGAGATTATTAAAGAATCTGTTTTCCAAGTAAACGATATCTACAAAGTAAAAACTATGATTGATATTCCTCAATCATTGATTAATGCTTATGTAAAAAAGGTTAAAGATACTACTGGTAAAAATTTACGTCAGTTTTTTGGTGATGTTGACATCGCTGAAGAAATTGTTAAGTATATAAATATGAACAACTTAGATGTTGAAAAAATTCCTGGTGGAGCATTAATGGGTGGTCAAGTTCAACCTCAAACTCAAACAGAAGCTCAACCTGAAGCTCAAACGCAAGTTCAACCTCAGACACAAGTTCAAACGGAAGTTCAACCTCAAACACAAGTTCAAGGTGAAGAATTTGAAGAACCTCAAGCAAAAGCTCAAGGATCTCAAGAGGAAGAAGAAAAAGAGGAAGAACCTCAAGCA